CGTGGCGGCCATTGTGGCTGCTTCGTCAACCGGTACGACCTGCTGCAATCGATATGCTGACTTCATCGAAGGGAATGGCTTCGCATCGCAAACGCTGGCCGATTTCGTGGTGAACCGTAGCGGCGACCGTTTCGACGATATTCATCATTTGTGCGCGGCCGATTTGGCAAAGTTCAACGGTTTCGCCCTGCATGTCAACTATAACGTGCTGGGCGAAATCGTCGAATTGTCGCATGTACCGTTTGAGAATTGCCGGCTCGAAGAATCGGACGAAGAAGGCCGGGTGAGCCATATTGCCGTACATCCCGACTGGTCGGGCAAGATGACGCGCAACGGAAAACCGGTCAAGGTGAATCGCGACACGGTGGATCTGCTACCCGTGTTCAATCCTAATCCGCGTGTTGTACAGGCACAAATCGTTCGGGCCGGAGGTATCGAATTTTTCAAGGGGCAGATTTTGTGGGTATCGTCGAGCGGGGCAGGAAACTACCCTACTGCGAAATTCGATGCGGTTCTCACAGAAATGAGCACGGACGAGGGACTGTCGAATGTCAAACACCGCAATGTTCGCAATAACTTTCTTACGGCCGGGATGCTCGTTCATAAAAACGGACAGATGCCGCCGGACGACGGGAAAGACGATAGCGGATATTCCGATGAACTCGCCAAATTGCAAGGTGATAGCAATTCGCTGAAAATCCTTGAGGTCGAATTGGATGCGGACGAGGAAATTCCGCAGTTCGTATCTTTCAAAGGCGAGAATTACGACAAGGAGTTTACTGTCACGGACTCGTCCGTAATCGAGCGTATCTATTCGGCTTTTGGTCAGGAGGCGTTTTATTGCATCCGCTCGGGGAAAATCGGTTTCTCCGGTACTCTGATCTATGATGCGAAGCTGGAGTATGCACAGCGCGTACACAAGGAACAGCGGATGTTGACCCGCGCCTACAAAACGATCCTCGGTCATTGGGATATGGCAACCGCTCCGATCCTGAACGATCAGGATATTGAAATCGAACCGATTGTGAAAGCTGTAAATGCACCTCAAGCATGAAGGACCTTTTGATAACTCCTGACGAAATAAACGAGCTCGCCCGCCCCTGTTCTGCTGACGAGGATATTGCCCGACGCTTCATTGAGGAGGCCGAGCATAACGACGTTCGGCCGGCGCTCGGCGATGCTTTGTATATCGCCATTGCGACTTCGCCCGATAAATATGACGAGCTATTGAATGGCGGGCTGTACTCAGACTCTTGCGGAGAACAACGGTATTTCCCGGGTCTGAAAAAAGCGCTGGCCTATTACGCATATGCTCGGATCGTAAAAAGCGGGACGAATATATCGACCCGGTACGGGTTTGTCAGTAAATCAGACGATTATTCGCATAGTGTAGAATTCAAGGAGCGTAATCAGGCTTACAATGATGCGTTTTCGATTGCAGATCATTACATGAAAGATTGTCTCGGATATATCCAATGCCGTCCCGAGGCATTCCCTGAATATACGCAGGACGGCAAAATGACAGCCAATAGAGTCCGGTACAAAGTAATAGGCGACTGATATGATCGAAATAAAACAGGGTACTTCTTTAGGAGTCCGAATCGTTCTCAAAAGGCCCTCCGGGACCGATGCCGATCTTCGGCGTGCACGCGAATTATCCGTATGGCTCCAGCTTCCTTCTGGTGAAACCATGCAGGCTCTCGACAGTTCGATCGATCGGGAGACGAATACGGTGTATGCTCGTCTTCTTCCCGACCGCGAACTGAAAGTAACGGGCGAATACGGGCTTTTCGTCAATGTGAAGATGGTGAGCAACCGGATGTTGGCTACGCACGTTCTAAAGATCGTGAAAGTGGTTGAGGGAAGCGAAATTAAGTATACGGAGCTGCCTTTGTCGCTCGATGCGAACCTGATCGATGTCCCTTACAACGTCATTACAACCGGAGCGTCTCCAAAGATCGGCCCGAATAATACGTGGCTCGTTTATAATGACGAAATCAAGGCTTACGAGGATACAGGTATCAGCGTGGAGTCTGCCAAAGAAGCCAGCGAAGCCGCAGCGGCAGCGAATGAAGCGGCAGTTAGAGCCGATCAGGCTGCAAATTCGGCAAATACTGCGGCTGAATTTGCCAAACAGCAGGGCGATTATGCGAAGGCACAAGGAGACCGCGTACTTTCTGAGAAAGGACAACCCGGCGGTGTGGCCGAATTGGACGATACGGGTCATGTACCAGTTTCACAACTTCCGTCCTATGTCGATGACGTGCAGGAATACGCCTCCCGTTCCGCTTTCCCGGCAACGGGGGAAGCAGGGAAAATCTATGTAGCCACAGATACCAATTTGACTTATCGCTGGAGCGGTTCCGGATATGTAGAGATCAGTCCCTCCCTTGCGTTGGGTGAGACTTCGGCCACGGCTTACCGGGGCGACCGGGGAAAAGCGGCTTACGACCACTCACAGGTAAAAGACGGTAGCAATCCGCACGGTACGACCTTCGCCAGCCTGCCGGATAAGCCTTCATCCCTGCCTCCGGGTGGCGCTGCTGGCGGCGATTTGACCGGGACCTATCCTAATCCAACTATCGGCGCAGGAAAAGTGACCACCGCAAAAATCGCCGACGGTGCCGTGACAGCCGCAAAACTGGCAGAACAGCCTATCGTAAACCGGGGCGCTGCTTCGGATTTGAATAACGCCACAACTTACGGTTTTTACACCTACGATGCGACTACGCAGAACACGCCTACTTCTTACGGCAGCATCATTGTCGTCGAAGGAACCGGGCGAGCCGGTAATTGGATACAGTTGGCATTGGGGTACTCTGCGGGCAATGTCAATCCGTCCGTTTTTGTCCGATTCCGGCAAAATCTGGAATCTTGGAGCTCATGGGTTAAAATCTGGAAATCAAATGATTTCAACCCGGACAATTACCTGCCGCTTTCGGGTGGTACGATGGCTGGGGATATTATTCTGCCACAGTCTTATAGGATTCAGGAATCAAATAGAAATATTGTCGGTAGGATTGTATTCGGAGATTCAGAATCCCCAAGAACGGTTTTAGGTGCTAATTTATATGACGCTCTTATCATATCTGTAAATGATATTATGCGCCATGACGGGACTAATGAATATAAGGTTTGGGATGCCAAGAACTTTAATCCTGATTCTAAATTTGATTTCAATGCCGCTCAGCTCTCGGATTTGAACAATGCCCCGAACAATGCCTTTTTCGTCGGCGCACACAACGCGGCGAACGCTCCGGTTGCCAATAGTTGGTGCAATGGATTTACCATCGCTTATGGCAATAACCCTGATTTCCGCAAACAGTTCTGCTATGCAGGCGACAAGTGGTGGACAAGAGGTCGAAACGGTACAACGTGGTCCAGTTGGAGCCAGATTTGGGATTCGGGAAACCTCACCCCGTCGTCTTTTGCTCAAACCAAAAAGGAGACCTTTCCCAGCGGCGGAATAGACAACATTACGGATTCAGATTTTACTGGGAATATACAGGCGCATTTTCCGGGTGTAGAATATTCAAGCATCTGGCAGGGGAAGGATTTTATGGGTACGATTCTGCAACTCAAGTTGCGGGACTATGCCAACGTGCAATCCTTGATGTATCGTGGAAGCAAAACAAAAACATGGCTGAGGGTTTGGGACTCGGGTAACTTCAATCCAGCCGATTATTTGTCGAAAGAGAATACAACGGTCTACGTGCCGACCGGGGAATACAACCCAGCTACAAAAGGGTATGTCGATTCGGCTGTGAGCGGCGCTACCGGCGGAGCAATCACAGAAGTGGACGATTTGAATAACGCTCCGAACAATCGATATTTCTACAACGAGGGCGGAGCGGCCAATTCCCCGTTTCCCGATCAGGCGGTTTTCGGATTTACGCTCGTCGATGTCAACCGTTTGCCAACGATGGCCGTACAGTATTGTATGGCTGCCGGCCCAAATATTGGCATGCCTAAAGGCGCAGGCCCCGTGTTTGTCCGATCGACAATTAACCGAGACCAATCCGGGTGGAGCTCATGGACTTGTATCGGACAGGCCGATCCCGTAACGGATGAAGCAGGACTATATCCGTATTACCCGGAAAATTTCAATGGGCAGACAGTTAATAGGCTGTTCGTGTCTTTTTCAAAGGTTATACAAGGACCAACGGATCATATCCTTGCCACGTATCAATCTTACGGCATACCGACCTCGCAATATGTGATCGGAATCAAAGGCTTTGCCGTTTTTAAGAACGCGAGCGGATCGGTCGTTTGTTCGATTCCTTTGTCAGGAGGTGAAGTATCGACGGGAGGCAATACTTATTCGGTCAAAGTTGGCAGTCTGCCCGGCGAAGTCGATTTGCATTTCAATTCACCGGCACTGTCCCCGACCACTGTCGAATGCAGAGCGTTGATAGAATTTGGATCAATTTAATAATAAACTTATGAGCGCTTTGATTATCATCTCCGCAGCCATCTTTCTCGTGTACATGGTTGCTATCATCGTGAGGTACGGATTTCCTGCCTCCGTGTCTGATTCGTTTTATCTGCTTCCGCTCAAATGGAACGCGGCCTTTACGCTGTTCTGCGTATCGGTTGCTATGACATTGCTCCCGGCATGGCTCGAAAAGTCGCCCGGGCCGCTGCCGTTTCTCTCCTGTGCGGGACTGGCGTTCGTCGGTGTGGCCGCGAAGTTCCGGGATGATTTTGTCGAAAAAGCTCACGTATGGGCCGCTTTACTTTGCGGAGGAGCCGCACAGGCGTGGATCGTCTTCTGCACGCCTTTTTGGTACGTTTCACTCGCATTTTTCCTCGCGTGCGGCTGGTTGGCTTGGCGGAAGCGTAAACAACGTATTTTTTGGCTCGAAACGGCAGCTTTTCTGTCGACGTTTCTGACTGTTTACCTTTTCTGAAATGGAACATTTAAGCGAAATACTGACCATCGTCAACACCGCCTTGTTGCCGATCCTCGGATTTTTCCTGTTCTACAATTCCCGCCGCCGGGAGGCTCGGGCAAAGGCCGAGCGTGAGGAGATACACAACGTGTCCTCCATATCCGACGAATGGCAGGAACTGTACAAGAAGGCTGAGGAAAAATTGGCGGCCAAAGATGCCAAAATCGACCAGCTTTACGCGGAGAAAGAGTCCGACCGTCAGCGAATCCGTGAGTTGTCTGAGCAAAACAACGCTTTGAAGATGGAGCATCAGGCGGCCAAGTTCAAAGAGTGTACGGTCAGAGGCTGCGAGAAACGACAGCCGCCCAGTGGTTACTAAAATCGATCACACGATGAAATACTTTACCGTTTCCGAACTGACCGCCTCCGACGTTGCGAGGCAAAAAAACATCGATAACACCCCGCCTCCGGGCGTTCGGGTTAAGTTGTCTAACCTGATACACGGACTGCTCGATCCGATCCGAGAGAAATGGGGCGGCCCGATTACCGTCAACAGCGGTTACCGGTGTCCGCTGCTGAATAAGGCCGTCGGCGGAGTGCCCACAAGCCAACACATGCGCGGCGAGGCCGCCGACATTACGGTCGGCAGCCCGGAGAATAACCGACGACTGTTCGATATGATCGCTGACGGCGGTTTCGACTTCGACCAACTGATCGACGAAAGCGGCTATCGATGGGTGCATGTGTCGTACTCACCGGGCAATAACCGACGACAAGTCCTGCATCTGAAATGAAAACCGCCGTACTCGTTTTACTCGCGGCGCTGGCATTGGCCGGCTCTTATTTGCTCGGACGCCGGAGCGTGAAGCCGGAGATCGTCGAGATTCACCGGACGGACACGGTGGTCGTGCGCGACACGGTCCGGGAAACGGTTCTCGTGCCCAAAGTCCGCTACCTGACCCGTGTCGATACGGTGCTGCTGAAGGTCCCGGGCGATGCGGTCAAGGTTCCTGTGTTGGTCCCGATTTCCCGGAAAGTATACGAAGGCGAGGATTACCGAGCCGTCGTGTCCGGGTTCCGCGCGTCGCTCGATACACTCGACATTTTCCGAAAAACGCAGACCGTGACGAATACGGTCGTCCAGCGGGTCGAGGTTCCCGGCAAACCTAAGCGTTGGGGAATCGGTGTGAGCGCCGGGTATGCTCTTACGCCGCAAGGGGTCAAGCCCTATATAGGAGCCGGAATTCAATATAACTGGGTTACATGGTGATATATTCGGTAAAATTCACAATGTGGATAATATGGCAAAGTTATTGTCGTTATATATTCACAGAATAATAATTCATAACATCATAGGTATGAAGTGATATCTGCACGATGCAAAAAGAAAAAGTTTTTTTGTTCATAAAATTAACTAACTTTGCACAGAATTGGAATTAGAACGTCATGGGAAATTTGCTTAGTAAATTAAAAGAGTACTTATCATCTAATTCTAAGGAACAAATATTAGATGATTGGACGGCAACAGAGGAATATGACAATATTGGCCCTACTGTAGAGGAATTTATGCAAACATTGCCAATAGGTTATTTCACTGTCCCTCATGAATGTGAGTTCCAAGGTGCGTCATTTAGTGAATATATAAACCCGAAGTTTTCTTCGGGTTTTTGTTTAAATTAAAAAATAAGTTGTTATGCATAATCCTCCTAAAGCTGCATTCTCGATAAAAGATTATCGATTTACGAAAGTCTATATTGATTTGGATAAGCACGATCCCGCAAAAACTCTCGACATAAATTTTGATACATCTGGTAAATTCGTGAAAAGTGAATCGTTATTTGATTTACATTTTAAGATAGCAGTATTTGATAACGGGAGAAGGGATGATCCGTTTATAAAGTTAACATGCGAGGGCATATTTCAATTTACTAATGTTTCGGATTTGTCGGATATCCCAGAATTCTTTTTCACCAATAGTGTGGCATTATTATTTCCCTACGTGCGGGCCTATTTGACCATTATAACTACTCAGGCAAATACAAAGGGTATTATGCTCCCAACGCTTAACCTAAGTGCGTTAGGCAGTATTTTGAAGAAAAACACGTCGGAGAGATAATATAAATGCGCCGCGTTACAAAAGCATATCAGGCTTTGCAGGATAGAAATAATCCTGACGAAGTTGAGTCTCATGGTCCATACAAATGCGAAAGGGCTGACGCATGGGTAGGAGAGGGATATTATTTTTGGGAGACTTTTATTGACAATGCTCACTGGTGGGGAAAATCTCATTATGATGAATATATAATTTGTGAGGCAGAATTCGATTTTGATGATGATAGATGTTTCGATTTAGCTGGAAACACACAACATATGCAAGAGTTTCAGCAGATACTTACTTTATTGAAAGAACAGGGACTAATTGACTCTAATACATCTATTGGTAGAGTTATTCGTTATTTACAAAATCAAAATTTGTTCCAATATGAAGCGTGTAGAGTAACCTCTCCACAAAGCAGAAGATTAAATTCCGACCATAATAAACCCACACCTATTGGCAAAGCTAATAACTCATATACTGTCCATTTGCAACCTCCTTTTCAGATTTGTTCTACTCGTCCCATAGTCTTAATTTACGAAATTATAAGGTAATTTACCCTGAACAATATAGGGAAGGATATGGGGTGTAAAAGAAGATTTATTGAGGAAGATTGAGAGGGTGTCAGGAAACATGAGGACGAGTATTTAATAAATGACCTATAAAAGTACAAAGGTTTGGTTTGAGGATGGCAGAATAATACTTCTCACCTGTGACGGGTGCGTTGGGAGTTTACCTGTGCAGGGGGCTGTCGGGCGCGGGTCATTGACGGATACGGCCCGTTGGCGGGCGAAAATTTCCGGCGGATCCATGCCGGGGACGTAAATTGCCGGTCGAACATAGCCTCACGCCGCAGGGTATGAAACCGTACATCGGGCTGGGTGTGCAATACGATTTGATATCTTGGTAAATATAAATTTTGCTGATTTTCGTTAAATTTACATCGTAAAAGCAATAGTTTTTTACAGTTGTTGACGTATAGTTGACGAATTTTTGAAACATGGAAATTGTATGTTGCTGTTGTATAGTAATTTTCATTGTTTTTGCGATAAACTTCCCAAGCTGAGGGTCGCGGGTCCGAGTCCCGTTTTCCGCTCTTAAAGCCTTGATAAATAGGTCGCAAAAGATGGAAAAATCCTTATGTATCGAGGATATGTAAGGATTTTTTATTTGGGGGCCGCTGAAAGAAAAAGCCAATGGAAAGCAATTTCGCGCGATCTCGTTCGTGACCGCTCGGCCTCGGGTTTCCTTCTCTGCTTCGGCGGTAGTTGAATGAACGAAAGAAGAGGCGCCGGACAATCGTCCGGCGCCTCTTCCTTACGTATCGACGGGTAATACTTCTAATCTACGATCGGAAAGTCGATGGTTTCGCTCTCCTCGTTCCAGTCGTCGTAGTCGAAATCTCCCGGATTGCCGTCCACCAATATCTTGCCCACGTTGATGTTCAGCGTCAGCCGTGTATTGGGTGACAGAGTCGCGTTCAGATTTTCGCTCAGTTTATACTCCGTACCGTCCTGCAGAGTGATGATCAGCTCCAGCGGCGGATTAGCGGCCGAGGGAAACAGCATCACCGTGATGTTGCCGTACGAAAGTCCGTCTTCCGAACGCGATAGCTCGAACTGCACGGTTTTGGTCATGTTTTCCGCCGTGCCGGTATAAAAGTTTATTTTTTCGGCGATATTGCCGATATTGACTTTCACGCTGGCGATTTCGGGAATGAATGCACTGCCATCGGACTGTTTGATGACCATTTTCAGTCCCGAACTTACGCGCGAAAGTGAGGTTTGCAGGGCATCCGTGCCGATATGAGCCGATTTGACGGCATGTACCAGATCGTATACGGGGGAATAGAGCCCATTGCCTATGCTTCGCAGGCTGAAATAGAGCTTGGAGAGATCGGCGCCCTCGAGCAGCCCCGGCGAGACGATCTGCGGCGAGTTATGGATCGGTTCGTCGTATTTCGGCGTGCCCCAGTACACCATATTGTAATTCCCGACCGGCAGATGCAGCTCGCGGTTGTATTGGCCGGATATATCTCCGTTCAGGATAGTATAATATCCGTAGAACGGGGTCAGTTTCCCGTTGAAGTAATTTCCGTAATAGACGGACGATTCATCGTTGCAGGGGTATATTTCCAGAATACCGGTGAAGGGATGCACGCTGAGAGGTTCGGCCATGCGTACGCTGATATCGGGAGTAATTAGTGCAGGCGTAGGCTGCTCGTCGCTTTTACGGTCGTCGTTGGAACACGATGACGCAAGGAAAATCAGGCTCAGGGCCATAAAAATCAATTTTTTCAT